AGTTATAAGGAATATCCGCAATAATTAATTGTGCTTTCTGAATATTATAAGTTTTAAAATTCTGAAAGTGGTCGTTAAATAAAATCATAATATATTGGTTTAATTGTTACAAAAATTTCTTTAATCCTTCAGCACATCGTTCTATGCTGTTTGCTCTTTCCTGAAGGCTTTGTATTTGTTCAGCGATAGTTTGCTTACAATCGCTTGTAAAGTAGCCGTTAGACGTAGCTATTAAAGGAATAATGCCGTTTGTACGTATATAGTTAACCATTTTACGCAAACGTGGGCCATTCATTTTAGTTTTATAACCTTTCGTGTTTAGGTATTCGTTCATTCGGGTTACTATTAACTCCGATTTAATTGGGTTCGCCTTTTTGTAGTTTCGGAAACCATGAACCACAATAGGCAAAATCTCCATTTCTTCGCTTGTGAGTTCGTGTGTAAACTCTTCAAAATTTGTTACGCTCATAATTTAAGTTTTAATTGTTGAGTCAAAAGTAATTATTCTTTTTAATATAATTACAATTCTTTTATTTTATTTTTATAAGTCAACATAATTTCTCGCAATTCCTCTTTGGTGTATCTTCTTTCTGTTGCTCCATTTTCCTCTAACCATTCAACTCGTTCAACTCCGATTTTATCAATAAGTCTTTTTCTGTATTCAACTTGATTACCTGAAAGCATCACGTTACATTTATAACAACTTACCCAAACATTATCTTCGTGAAATCGTACGTTTGAATGTCCTCCAGCGCTTAAATAATGCGAAGCGTGTCTTACTCCATTTATTTTCTTTCCACAGCTTATACAATTTTCGTGTTTATCTCGCTCACGTATAAATCGATTAAATACAACTTGTGTCATATTTAAAAAGTCTTGGATAGTTTCTAAGTCTTGTTTCATTTTCTGCTTTTTAACTTTCCATTGTTTCGCCTTTTCGGATTCTACCCAAACACGAACACACTCAGATTCTAAACAATACTTTTGATTAAATTTAACAGGCTCAAACTTCTCTTTGCAATGTTTACAGCGTGGCATCTTTAAAATTTAATTGTGTTTGTAAATCCTTTACTTTGAATTTCTCCTCCATCAATAGTTTTTCAAGTCTAAAATTTTGTTGCAGCGCTGCTCTTAGTTCCTTTTCCATAGCATCGTAGCTAATTTTTACTTGTTGTAAGTCTGCTAAGCTACGTTCCATTGAATGTATTAAATCATATCTATTAGAAGCACGTTCTTTTATTTCCTCAAGGCTTAGTTTAATCTTTAAATAAGTAGTGTCTAAGTTTACTTTGCCGGTTATAATTGTCAGTTCGTTCATTTATTCGTGTTTTCGCTTGTTATAATTTACTAAAATAGTTTTAATTGATTAGTATGGTTTTTAATTCGTTCAACCGCTTTTTCATAATATTCTAAATCTAATTCACAGGCTGTCAAGTCAAAGCCGTAATCATGGCACGCTATTGCTATTGAGCCGCTGCCTAAGTGGGTATCAAGTATTTTATCACTTTGCTTTGCGTATTTATCTAATATCCATTTGTAAAGAGCAATAGGTTTCTGACAAGGATGCCATCTTAAATTATTTTCCCAATCAATAACATTACCTATTACATTTCCTATACTTGTGTAATGAAATATTTTCATATTGACTCCAAAACTATGTGAAGCAATATCGCAATCTGATAAACCATCTGGTGATTTTCTTTTACCTCCTCCAGTTTTATCGTGTACTATTCTACCAACACTATCAATATATTTTGAATAGTAGTTAACTCCCCAAATTATTTGATTTTTACTAACTCTTTTTAATTCATCAAAATATTCTTTTTTTGGTATTTCATTATTCCAATCTATTTTTTTATGATGTTTTTTTGATTTTGTATTTCTAAAATCTCCTATACCATAAGGTGGGTCAACTATTGCTAAATCAAAATAGTTATCAGGATAACGTGCCATTAGCTCCATGTTATCTTCATTCGTTATTTGTATTTTATCCGTTACTTTCATATTCAAAAAGGATTTTGTTTTAACTTTTCACTAAACGAAAGTAATTCTTTTCCGTTTACTATATCAGGTTTAATCAAAGGTAGTTGTTTGGCTGGAAAACTATTTGAAACGGTTACAGATTGTAACGGGTTGCGCTGTGCGTAAATCTTACGTCCAAAAGCATCAATCATGTAATATTGATATTTTTGAGTATCTAAATATAATTTGTATGTTCCGTTTTTTGATACGCCTTTAGGTTTACTCTTTGCAACTTTTAAATGCACCTCGTTAGATTCATACGTGTTTCCGTCGTTATCTGTTAAACCAGTTGGTGGTCTCCAAGGTATTAAAACGCTCAAACCTTTTCTAAACCATACTTGACCACCAGCAAAGTCTCGAGCTGTTGGCATAGGATAAAAAGTGTGTCCGTCTTTTGTTATCGGTGCTTGGTCTCTTACGTGATTGATTATGCAATTATGTCGGTTCGTCTTTCTTGCGTTTCTTCGTGCCATTCCTAAAATTCTACTAAGGTATTTATCCTCACGTCCTAAGTCAGAATGTATAAAGTTTTCAGTTAGTTCGTTCCAAGGGTCAATAGTTGTAGTGTGAATTGTTATTTCGTGTTTTCGTTCAATCTCATCTACTAAATCATAAAACTTTTCAAGCGTTAAATCTTCATCTATTGGGTCAATTACAATAAAATGTTCATTAACAAAAAGTTCTGCTTGTATTTGTTCCGATTGACTCATAGTAAATTCGTTTTTATGGTAAGGCTTACCGATATACTTATAACAAAGTTCAGCGTAAATTTCGGCAGCACTTCCAGTTTCAGGAGAAAATATAACATGATTCCATTCATACAAACACGAAAGGTTAATTAAGAACTCAAACCAAAGTTCAGTTTTACCACTTGCAGGAGCAGCACCTATGTAAGTTGTGCAACCTTCTTTAATTGTGTATGGTAATAAATCCCAATCCCAACCGATTGACTTTCCTTTTACGTTTAATTCGTTGCGTATCTCAAACAATTCGCTGGATACTTCTTGAAGTCTCTTATACATTATTCGTGAATTATGTTAGGTGTGTAACTTTTTGATTCGTCTTTACGTAAATACGGAAGTGTATTTAATAAAGTGCTTTTCCAATTTACAATTTTACGTGTTTTATTGTTAACTGTAACACTCCAGTCATTAACTTTCCATGATTCGTATTTAAGTCTAACATCTTCTTTGTTTATGAACTTAACTTGACTAACTGCATAATCTAAAAATTCAGAAAATTCAGGTATATATATTTCTTCTTTTAATTCTTTTAATTCTTGTTTGTTTCCGTCTGCTTTATTATTTGGTTTTCTATTTGGTTTACTATCTGCTTTACTATCGCATTGATATTCTTTGTAGTTAACTATTGATATTAAGGTAGTTACGTTTGTTTTTTGCCTTACTATTTGTTTATCATTTTCAAGCATTTGCATAAACCTTTCTACTTTACCTCTTGACCATTGCCAACGTTTACCCAAAGTATCTAAATCATAGCCTATTTGACCTACTTTTACTTCAACACGAATACCACGTTTAAAGAAATAATTATCTGAATGGTTAGCAATTAATATCATATCAATCCAAGCCATTGACCTGTTAAATGGCTCTGAAAAGTATAACGGGTTTTCCGTTATCTTTCTATGAAGTTTAATCCAACCGCTCATATATATTTAATTTGTAATAATATGCTAACATTAATGGAAGTATTTTTTCAATATCTTCTTTATCTAAAATGATTGAACTTGAAACATTATCTTCAATTATTTCAATGCCGAATTTTGTGCCTATAGAAAAAAATGCTTTATCACCTTCTCTAAATTTGCAATCAATTTTAATATAATCATCCATACCTAAAAATTTTATCAATAAAAAAACCCTCGCTTTATCCGTAGCCTTCGACCTCTACTTCAAAAACAAGGGTAATAATACCGTTAGGACTTATAATGTCGAAGGAGTCCGTATGCAAATATATAAATTATTTTCTAATCTTCTTCAAAATTCTTATAAAAATTATTTGATATATTAACACGAATCTTCCACCGCTTTATTTTACGATAGTCAATCTTTTGCTTAGGGTTGTACAATATAAGAACTCTCATAGCTTTTCAATTTCGTGTTTAACATCCAGGAGCCATTGATGAGCAATACTGCCCTCGTTAATATATAAACCGTTTCTAATATCAATCATTTCATCTACTGCAATCAATGCACACCGTTTCGCTATTCCAGTACAAAGTATTTCCTCACCGCATTGTGTATCTTCAGACCATAACACAAATTTATAAGTATCAACTAATTCAAATGCTTTTTCTTTTGCCGTCATAGCTTTTCTATTTCTGTTATAACTTCTTTTAAAAACTTAATTCGTGTTAATGTAAGCGTTTCCTGAATACGCTGGTGGCAAGTAAAGATAGCGCAGTTTCTCGCTTTCTTATAATCTTTTATTTCAAGTCCAATGTAAAACTTGTCTACTAACTCTATTGCAAATTGTTTCGGTGTCATACGTTTGATTTAACTATTATTTCTTTATCACTTATTATTTTAAAGCTTCGAGTACGTTCGTATTTCTGCATGAATTGAAGATTCATTCTATTATAAACATCCTCATGATA